ATGCCCGGTCTGTACACGGAAAGGCCGCAAGGCCCACACCTCGAGGTGACGTTAAAACGATTTGCTAATGGTGCGCACGAGCTTGTCGCCTTTCGTGGTGATCTTGCCCGTCGTTATCGTCGCTCGGTGTGCGAACAGCCGCAGGAATTTTTAGCCAAGCGTGAAGCCGTCGAGCTTGAAATGCTGCGCGAGCAAATGACGGAGGAAGATTTTCACCGGTCAGCAACCAGAGCGCGCCGGATGCTTCGGCATCGCGTGCTGTCGCTCGGTGCTGATCGGTTGCTAACCACGACTTACCGAGAGAACAAAATAGACTTGAAAGAATGTTGGGCCGATGTTTGGCGCTTCGTTCGGCTCTGCCGCGAACAGTGGCCAGATTTTAAATATGTGTGCGCACCGGAACGGCAACAGCGTGGTGCGTGGCACTTTCATTTTGCGGTAAAGGGATTTTATAACGTCAACGTCCTTCGTCACTTCTGGCACAAGGCCACTCGCAGCGAGAGGGGGCAAGTAAATGTTGACATGACTTCGCCTCGCGGCGGCGCTCAGTGGAACAGCGGAAAACTTGCGCGATATCTCGCAAAGTATCTGAGCAAGGGCGACCACGTCAGCGAGATCGGCGCCCGTCGCTACTCAAGCTCTCAAACTATTTCGCACCCGGAGAAGAAAACCTATTTCCTTACGGTGTCGGACTCTAATTTCTACTTGCTCTCTCAACTGCTCGGGTCGGTGAGTCACCGGGGCATGCAACGATCTTTTGAGGTAACGGATTCATTCGGCTTGATCTGGATGGCGGATTACTGATGGCGACCTACCAATACACCTGCGTCATTGCGGACGGCACCACGCCCACGAACAACTGCAACAACGGTTCTGTGTCTTGGCAATTGGCACCAAACGATTCTTTGGGAATCGGCGTTACCGAATTTCACAGTATCGCGATGGAAGGGCTGCTCGCTCTGACCGTCGCGGCAGGTTTGGCAATCCTGATCAGGATTGCACGTGAGTGGTAACGGTGAAGGTTTGCGACCGATGAAATGCAAACCGGCAACAAGGGGAAACACGATGAAGAAGCTGGCTGCTGTGCTGGCGCTTGCGTTCGGTGTCGTCTCTGGTGCCTTCGCTGCGGTCGATACGACCGCCGTCACCGCTTACATCGCGGGCGAGCTTACGACTAACGTCGTGGCTGTCGCGCTCGCGATGCTGTTGGTGGTGTTCACCGTGAAGGGCATCAAGATGCTTCGCCGGGCCTAAGCGGGAGAGCAGGGGAGAGGGTGCACACTCTCCCCGGTTCTTTTTCTCATCGGAGATAAACATGCTGCTACACGATTTCTTCTTGCTCTCTTTTCTGGGGTTTATATGGCTCGGCTGCTTCTGGCTGCTCTTTTCTTCGCTGCGCTGACACCTGCGTATGCTGATGATCGCGGCCTTTACGACACGGCCTCGGAGGCGTATGCGAAATGCCTTGATGCAGCGCGACAGGCAGGACAGAGTTATTGCACCCAATATTCAGGCGGCGAGACTGTAACCTATAACGGCGGCTCTTGTGTTGTCGGCGGTCGCTATCAGTATGTATTTGATCAGCGTTTTTACTTCTGTGCTGCGAATACGCCGGGGGCCGTGAGTTGTCCGCCCGGTCAGACTTGGAATAATGCCACTCAACAATGTGAAGCTCCGCCTGATCCCTGCCTCGCGACCCAGGGCGTCGAGATTAAAGCGGCGGGCGACTCTCCGCTGCCATCGTCGGTCTGTAGTAATTCCTGTAACTATGATCGCGCAGGTGTAGCTGTAATAACGCCTTCAAACGGCAGGTGGTCTGCATCGTTTTTTGGCTCAGGCGCTTCGTGCAGTGCGGGGCTCCCTGCGGGCTATGTGGATTTTACGAGTGAATGGCAGGCTGCATCGTCTGTCCCGAGTGAGTCTTATACCGGTGCCGATGGTTCGCAAACCATAGCCTATAACCCTCCGGGCGCCATGTCGTTTTCCTGTCGTATGGTCAACGGTGTCGCTAACTGCGAAACCCCGACAGGCATCATGTGCAATGGCACAGAGTGCCGGCAGTACACGACCACCACCCAGGGCGCATATAACGCTGTATCCACATCAACCACCACCAACGGTGACGGTACGCAGACGGTCACGCAATACGAGTACAACAGCACGACCGGCGCGACGCGTACTACGGAAACGATTAAAGACGCACAGGGCAACGTCGTCGGTTTACCCACGACTACGACAAGCACGGGTCTAACCAATCCGGCATCGCCTGACGGCACGGGCGCGGCAACCGGCGTTCCGTCCGGTCCGGATGTGCCGCAAGGCACACTCCCGACGTCAAGCGTCGATCTGACCCAAACCGGTTTTACCGAGCAAAGTTATTTATCCTTCGGCTCTGCCACCTGTCCCGCGCCGCGCTCGTTCACGGTGCGCGGCCAGTCCACGTCGTTTTCTTTTGATCGCATCTGTGAAGGGCTGGCGATGTTCGGCCTCCTGCTCGTCGCGCTTGGTGCCTTCATCGGTGTAACGATCTTTTTGAAAATGTTCCCCAACGTCGCCTTAGGGTGATCTATGCAATTCATCGCGCCTTTACTCTCGTTCCTCGGTGGTTTGTTTACCAGCTCGTCGGCGTTTTTTCTCAAGCTCTTTTCGTCGGGCTACATCAAATACATCCTTGCAGCCATCGGCATTGGCATCGTCACGTACACGGGCGGCACGCTGTTGATTTCTAGCACCATCGCTTATCTCGTTAACAACTTTACAAGCTTGCCACCTGAGGTTGTCCCGTTGCTCGCTATCGCCAAGGTGGACACGTTTCTAAATCTCATTCTCTCGGGTTACACCTCGGGTATCGCTCTACGTGCGGCGACGAACCTTAGTAGCCGCTTCATGGTCATTCCGCCGGCATGATTTATTTATTTTCGGGTCTCAACGGTTCGGGCAAGACTCAGCGGGCGCTTGCTCGCATGCTCGATTGGGACAAAGAGGGCAGGCCGTGCTTTTATACGCACGTCCCTTTTAAGTTCATTCCCGCGGGCTGGAAGGAATGCAAGCCCGAGGACTGGCGCATGCTCCCGCCCAAATCCGTTTTTCTCATCGATGAGTGTCAGAATTATTTTCCCGGCGGCCAACAGGCGTTCAAGCTCCCCGAGTGGGTCTTAAAAATCGCAGAGCATCGCCACCTCGGCATAGACTTTCTGCTTGTCACGCCCAACCCGTCGATGATGGCGAAATTCGTCCGTGATCTGGTCGGCGAGTGGTCTGAGCTAACGCGCATCTTCGGTAAGCACGCTTCATGGGTCACGGTCCGGGCCAAGTGCAGCGATACGGCGGAGGTCCTTTCCAAAACCGCTTGGGTCTGGGACAAAAAAATCTGGTCTCTCTACCAATCGAGCAAGGAACATACGGAACACGGCCACGTCCCTTTTAAGGTCAAGGCTTATTTGGTTCTCGCGCTCGCCATCGTCTCTTTCTTCGGATACACGATGTGGAACTCCCGCCTTGTGCGCGGCCAAGGCGCACCGATTGCCGATGTGGTCGCAGCTACGACACCGCCGCCACCGTCGCCCAAGCCTGCACTCGCGGAACCGGTCATTACGTCCGCCAGGTCGGATTGTCCGGTGTTGGTCGGTGTAGTCTTGAACGAAACGCGCAAAACCGGGCTTGCTCTGTTGGAGAATGACGCGGGCCATATCATCCGCGTGAGCATCCCGCATACCGGCCTCCCGGATGACTGGACTTGGCGCGGCTGCCGTTACTATCTCGCGGGTGGTTCGCTCGTGTCGGTGGACTCGGGCCGCGCTTCTGCTGCGAAAGTAGCGCGTGCGAGGGCACAAGAGGAAAGGGAGGGCGGCAGCGATCGAGTACAGCAACAATCTCCTCTTGACCAACCAGCGGTGCCCTCGCAGCCCCCGCGCCAGTCCCCGCCGCCCGTTATCGCTTCGCAGTCCCCGGAACCAAAACCGGCGCAACCAGTGCGCGGCCCAGCCGCGCAACCGCCGCTCCATCCGGCGCGTGAGGTCGAGTTGCGGCCCGCGCACGTCCGCCCCCGTTAAGCACGCCCTCTAGGGCTTGAATCGCGGCCAGCACCGCAACACGCTGGCGCGGTTCTAGCCCGTCCCCCTCAAGCTCCCGCACGCGCTGGCGCAGGTAGTCGAGGTCTGCGCCTGTGCCGGCGAGGGCGAGTATTTCCCATGGCTGAAAGGTGGTGCCGTCTGGTGCAATCAATCTCGAGATGCTCGAGCGTCCATAGCTCGAGAGCTTCCAACCGCGCCACGCAGGGTCATAGGCCGCGAGATCTAGCGGCTGCTTCCTTGTTGTTTTCATGGATCCTCCCGAGGGGGAGGACTATGCAAATACTGTGCTGAAACGTGAGGGAAATGACTTAAACCATTGATACAGAATGATTATCGTATTTAACATAACATACATTATACGATTCCTGGGCAGGGATAACGGCGATGCTTAAGCTCGCGTTATCCGTTACCCGGCATCGTCCCCGCCGGCCAGGGTCAACCTACTGCACGGTCAACATCGTGTGGTCATCGTGCCTCGTTGTGGCTGCAATCACACATCGCGGCAGAAAAATTTCAATCAGGTTCAACATCAAGCTAGGCGTTGAGCTGATTGAAAAAGATTGAAAAAGTTTTGTGTGGTGACGTCGGCGATGTGATCGAACGACACCCCTCTCACCTCGGCCAGGCGCTCGGCCACGTGTCGCACATAGGCCGGTTCGTTGGTCTTACCGCGGTACGGCACCGGGGCCAGGTACGGCGAGTCGGTCTCGACCAGCAGCCGGTCGTCCGGAACCTTTGCGGCGACCTCACGCAAGGCCGCGGCATTGGCAAAGGTCACGATCCCCGAGAACGAGATATAGAAGCCGAGGTCCATGGCAGCCTTGGCGACGTCCCAGGATTCGGTAAAGCAATGCATGACGGCGCCGGCCTCAGCGGCGTTTTCCTCGCGCAGAATCGCCAGCGTGTCCGCGGCGGCGTCGCGCGTATGGATGATGAGCGGCTTGCGGGCCTGGCGGGCGGCCTGGATATGGCGCCGGAAGCGGTCCTGCTGCCAGCCCATGTCGCCTTGAGAGCGATAGTAATCGAGCCCAGTTTCGCCAATCGCGACGACTCTGGGATTGGCAGCGAGTGTTACAAGCTCGTCGACGTCCGGATCGCGGCCTTCGCGTTCGTTCGGATGCACGCCGACGGACGAGAAAATGTGTGAATGTTGTTCAGCAATTGCCTGTATTTTCGGATAATTTTCCAGTGTTACCGAGACGCACAGCATATGCCCAACGCCGTTGCCACGGGCACGCGTTAACACCTCGGCGAGCTGGTCGCCAAGCGGTTCGAAATCGAGATGGCAGTGGGAATCGACGAGCTCGGCCACGCCGCACAC